GCGTCAGCATCTCACTCCCCCTTCCGGCGCATCACGCACCAGAGCACCCCGTTGATCCCGAGCGAGACGAGCAGCCCAACGCAGTAGCCCGCCGCGAACCAGCACACCTGCTCCGCCGTCATACGTCACCTCGCCAGTAGAACCGAAACGTCAGCCCGCCATCGTCGTGGCGCGTCACCATCAGGTCGCACGCCAACTCCGCCTGCTGGCGACCGATGGCACCCCAGTCAATGTACCGGCTCAGATACGGTGGGACGTACAGCGGCTCGCCCGCCTGCTGCGCCTCTTCTTCCGCGCGTCGGGCATCCGCCCGCGCCGCCGCGATGCCGTCGTCTGCTGGTGTCCTCATGGCGCGTCTCCCTTCCCGACGGCAGCGTCCAGCGCCGCCGTCATGTCCTGCTTCAACTTGTCCAGATACTTCTGCCTTCGGGCTGCGCTCCACGGAACGCCGCGCTTGCTATTAGCCATCCTAGCTATCGCTTCGCGACTTCGCGGAGGCACGCGCCTCGACTTCCCACGGCTAGATAGCCCCACGTATCGGCCGAGGCATTGCTTCGAACAAAACCTCACCCGCTCTGGCGGCTGGCGGCGCGCAGTTACATCGATCGGCGCGCCACACATTTCGCACGGCTTCATCACGCGACACTCCGGGCAATACCGTTCAGGCGACCGCCATTTCAGTGGGATGAACGGCCTGCCGCACCGCTTACACTTCACATCGCGTGGAACCGGAACGGCCTGTCGCGGCGTCGGATTCGCCCTCCAGTACTCCGCCTCGACCTGCCCGTGACAGCGACGACACAAGGAGATGAGGTTGACGAGATCGTTCGCCTCGATCCGAGACGAGAATAGGCAATATGGCTTGACGTGGTGAACGTGAACCGCGTTAGCGCCGCACCGAACGCACATCCCCTTATCGCGCGTTAGCGCCGCGCGGCGTTGCTCCGGCCAGTTGGGTCCGCGTACGTGGGTAGTCCCGCCGAGCCATCTAGCGTGCCGAGGCCCGCGTAGGAACGCCGCTACGCACGCCCGACTACAGAACGCATTGCGTTGCTCTCCGGCGTATCGCGTTACGCCCTTGCCGCAATAGGCGCACGGCACAATCGCGCGCGGCCTCCAGTTGTGATGCTTCGGCCCGATTCTGGCCTTAGCCATCCGGTGCCATACCTTTAGCTGGCACCGTCGTGAACAATACTTCTTCGATGTCGCGCGAGACGGCGACGTAACGACCGCCGCCCCGCATTCGAGGCAATGAATGGTTATCATGCGTCTAGTATACGCTTGATACCCTTATACAGATCCTCGCCAATTTGCCTTTTATACTTAGCGCAAATTAAGGCGCCTAGCGCCGACTGACGCGCAGTCAGCGACGGCCGCGCCGCCAGTTCGTGCCCGACGCGCGCATCGATCTTGTTGAAGCCCGCGCCATCCAACACGCGCGCCCCGTCACACATCCCAGCTATCCGCCGCAACGCCGCGTGAATTGTCGTCACTCCCTCGTCTGTGATGCGCTCTGCCAGCTTTGCCACCCGGCCCCGTGGGGTTGTCTCCGAAGTGCCAGCCTGCGGCAACGCCGGTAACGGGTCCGGATCTCGGTCCAGCAGTCGGTCTGCGATATCTTGCTTGGCGACCAACGTCTGCGCCATTCGCGCATCCAATGACCCGTCAAGCACCACATGCTGGATCAGCACACTGTTGCGCTGGCCAATCCGATGATGACGGTCCTCGGCCTGTGTTACGTTGCCAGGCACCCAATCCAGTTCAGCGAAGACCGCATGACTGCTCGCTGTTAGCGTCAGCCCCACCCCCGCAGCCGTGATCGACCCAATGAAGACTCGGCATGTCGGGTCCGCTTGAAAGCGGTCGACCGCCGCCTGCCGATCGGCCATCGGCGTGTCGCCCGTCAGCACGACCGGCTCATACTCTGCCAGCCCGTCGCGCACAGCATCCACCACGTCATGGTGATGCGCCCACACGGCGACCTTCTCTGAGCCGCCCTCCAAGGCGTCGATCACGTGCGCTACTACGGCGGGCACCTTTGCGACGGCCGTGTCATGCCGCAGACGAGCCATCTCCGTGAACGCCACGCGGGTAGCATCACGCAGTCGCGCCACGGCTGCTGTATACGTCTCATCATCTTCGGCCTTCGCCAGTTCTGCGTCGGCCCGCAACGATTCGATACGCTGTTCGTGCGCGGCCCATGCCGCCGATTCTGCTTCGACGACGGCCGTCGCGCCATTTGTCGGCAGCACTACGACCTGTCGTCGCTTGACTGGAAGTTCACGCAAAACCTCCGACTTCAAACGCCGGACCATCAACCCGACGCGCAGCTTCTCCTGCAATTCGCTGAGATTGCTCGCCCCCGTGAGATCCCATCCGTACTTCGTCTGGTGTGCATTGCAGTAGCGCCGCGCATACGACCAGAGGCGCGGCCACGCGACCGGGTCCAGCCAGTGCAGCACCGGAAAGAGTTCGATGGGCCGATTGAGAATCGGCGTGCCCGTCAGTGCCAGTTTTCGCCGCGCCACAATACCGTCGTCGGCCGGCCGCTGCTTGTACGCCTCAGCGCCGACCGTCGCCAATGTGCGCTTAGCCGTCTGCGATTTCGCACGATGGCACTCATCGAGCACCACGAGGTCCCATGTCTCCGTGCGCAGCCGGTCCCTGAGTCGATCGCAGATATCCCAGTTCACGATCGTAACGTCCGTCTGCGGCCAGTCCGTCGTCGACGCGATGCCGACCGTCAGCGGGCGCACTGACCACTTCTCAAGTTCTCGCTGCCAGTTCAGCCTGATCGTGGCCGGACAGACCACAAGCACGCGCTGGATAGACTCGTCCGCGTTGATTACGCCGATCGCCTGCACAGTCTTCCCGCATCCCATCTCGTCTCCGATCAGCGTCGCTGACCGGGCCAGCGCATACGCGATGCCCGCACGCTGAAAAGGCAAGTACTCGCACCCCTCGGGCGCCGGCGCGTCCACGTCGGCATCCGACGCGCGACTCGCATCTAGCGCCGCAACGCGCGCCGCGTGCGCCGCATGGAGTTCGACCGCCACCTCCGGCGCCGCATACTGCGCCAGCTTCCCGGCAACGGCCACATCGATCGTGTACCAGTGCTTCCGCTCTTTGTCCCACCTGAAGCCCGCAGCTTTCGGGATTTCTCGCTCAACATACGTCGACTGCGCGACGTAACGCCGACCGTCCTTCGTTACCGTCATGTCGCCCTCCCGAACCACGGCAACTCCCCGCCGATGATCGCCTCGCGCTGCGTGCGCCCGGTCCACCGGACGCCCCAGTCGCCGATCGCGTACTCTTCGCCCGCCTGCCGCGCCACATACCGGTCCGACCCGCAGAACGCCACGACCTCGTCCGCGTGATGCGCGATGTAGCTGCCGAGTCGTGCGCCGCTCGTGTGCGAGTAGCACAGCAGCACGCGCTGCCCCGTCGTGCGATGCACCAGCGCCGCCTCGTAGAGCGTGTCCCGCCGGCGCAGCCGCGCCAGCTTCTGCACCTGTCCCGGTGTCAGCGCCATCACGCCACCCCCTTCGCTTCAGTCCGCCACCAGTCCGCCCGCAACAGGTCATCCACGCGCCGAACCGTCACCCGGCCGCCGCGCTCAGCCCGCGCCCAGAGCGCCAGGTTCGCCGCGTGCCACGCCTCGTGGTCCAGCTCGCCCCGGTGATACCGCTCCGCGTTGTCGCGCAGCGCGAAGTACACCTGCGTCGCCACCGCCTTACTTCGGCTCTCTCGCATCGCGCCCTCCCGTGTGTGTGGCTTCCGTGGTCCTCCGCTAAACACGCGGAGGATTCGGCCGGATGCCATCCGGCTCTCATCAGCACGGTCTTACCGCTCGCTCAGTGCCACCTCCGCCGCCGCGTGTACCGCCACCGGGATCGCCTCGCCCGTCAGTATCGGCCCCTCGACCCCGGTCGCCTCGTCATACTGCGATGCGCGCGTGACCGTGATCGCCTCACACGAGATGCCCCACCGCTGATAGCGGATCGCATCCGGCTCCTCATCCCATACGCGCTCGACCGTCGCCGAGACCAGCCAGAGCTGATCGCCGACCGCGATCTCCCGGTCTTCCACCGTCTCCACCTGCGTTTCCGTTCGCGCCACGAGGCACCTCCTAACCGGTTAGTAGTCCGTCGGTGTCGCCACGATCAGTCTCCGGCCTCACCTCGTAGCTCAGCCAATGATCCTCGCCCATGGCGCATCGTCCTCGTCAGCCGTCAGCAGCTCCGCACAGGACCGCTCGCAGCGCAGGTGGATGGCGCCGTTCACCGGGAACCGACCCGCATTGCCCGCCGCCAGGTGCGACGCCCGCAGGTACTCCGGCATCCACTCGACGATGACGGTCTCGCTCGGGTCGCCGGTCCACCCGCAGCGCTCGCCGAGGGCCGTGCCGCACTCGCAGCGGACGTGCTGGGGCAGCGCCATATGGACGCGCCACTCCTCGCCGTCGTCCGTGGTGCCCCAGTACTCCGTCACCGCATCCCCGTCGACACTGTCGTCACACTCGACCAGCAGGTCCAGTGCCACGGCCTCGTCATACGGCAGATCCACGGTCTCGGTCTGCATGATGCTCTGCTCGATCGCCTGCGCCGCCGTCATGGTCTGGGTCATGGTGTCCTCCTTTGTGGCTGTCGTATCTACACCTATAATATACGTCACGTATCGCCATTTGTCAAGGGGTGCCGCCCGGAAAATCGCGCCCGCCCCCCAAATAGGGCAGGCGACCCAAAGCGCCGTATACGGCCCAATGTCCGTATACGCCCTTGCGCCCTGTGCTACGCTCATCCCATGCCAGCACGGGGCCGCCGCATGGGCACCAGGACGCCGACATCGCCAGCAGGCACGGAGCCGCCGGCCCGACGCGCGGCCCCCTCTCGGCAGCATCAGCACCTGGCGTTCGAAGCCTACATCCCCGAGACAGGCCACTGGATCGCTTCAGACCGCGACCGGAGCAAGGTCACACTCTACGCCAGCCACGAGGCCGGGGCCGCGCTGACGGCCGCCACGCCAACCCTGATCGACCGCGTGCTGAGTGTCCAGATAATCGGACAATAATCGCCGATGCCACGCGACACCTCACATCTCCGACGCGGTGGGCCAGGGCGCCCCAAGGGCAGTCCGAACAAGATCACGGTCGAGGTGCGCGAGTTCTGGACGCAGTTCTTCGCCAGCGCCGAATACCGTGAGTCGGCGCGCCGGCGCATCATTGCCGGGCGTGCGCCGCACCTCGAGGGCTACTGGCTCCCGGCCATCTTCGGCAAGCCGACCGAGACCGTGACGCTCCAGGGCGACGCGCGCAAGCCTGTGCGCCTCGTGGTCGTCCGCAACGGCGTCAGCGCGGTGCGCGCGGTGCGCGAGGACTGATGCGCGGGCTCGCCTACGAGGACATCGAGATCCGCCTGTCGGACACGCAGTTCGCCGCGTGGGACAGCGCGGCGCGGTATCTCGACGCCGAGGGCGCGATCCGCAGCGGGAAAAGCTGGATGGGCGCGACGAAGCTGATCACGCTCTGCGCACAGCATCCGGGTATCCATTGTCTCGCGTCCAGGTGGAGCGAGTCCGATCTTGACGCGCAGCTCAAGCCACTGTGGCGCGATCTCGCCGGCCGGTACGGCTTGACGCTGCGGTGGCACGCCGACGAGCAGTATGACGAGGTGGTCGAGACGGGCGCGCGGGTGTACTTGCGCGGGCTGAAAACGAGCGAGGCGACGAGCCGATACGCCAAGCTGCGTGGCCTCACGCTCGCCCACATCTGGGTCGATCAGGCCGAGGAGCTGCCGCACGATATCTACCTCGAACTGCTTGGGCGGCTGTCGCAGCCGGGGTTCCCACATCAACTGATGCTCACGCCGAATCCGCCGTCCGAGGATCACTGGATCGCGAGTGAATTCCCCGACGGCGAGAACACGCCTAACCATCAATACATCCGCTTCACGCTCGACGACAACGCGTATCATCTCGGCGATGACGTGGTGCGCGCGATCAAGGCCGCGTATCCTGAGGGCACCGCGCAGCATCGCCGACTCGTCGAGGGTCGGCGCGGACTCGCCGCGGCTGGAGACCCAGTGTACCGCGGGTACTTCTTGCGCTCGGCGCACGTGCAGGCCGGCGTCGAGATGGACGGGCAGGTGGCGCTGTGCGAGGCGTGGGATTTCGGCCACCACCATCCGTGTGTGGTGTGGGCGCAGTTCTTGCCGTGGGGGGAGATGAGGGTGCTCGGCGGTGTGCAAGGGCAGGACATGTTCCTGCCGGACTTCATCCCGACGGCGCTCCGATACCGCGCGGCGTGGTGCCCGGACCCGCTCGAGGTGCGCGTGACGTGCGACCCCGCCGGCGAGGCCGCGAGCAATCAGGGCGTTCCACAGCGCGCCGTCGATGTGTTGCGCG